ATCATCAGCTGTATCTATACCTTCTAGTTTTCCCGTATACTCAAACCCAGATTTCTTTTTTCTTAATATTTCTTTTACGCCACCACTAATAGATTTTTCTATAGCTTTAGTAGAAGCTTTACCTGCAAATGCTCTACCTACGGCACTAACAGCAGCTTTACCTGCTTGGAATGGTACTAAGAAGCCAGCGGCTCCACCAATTGCTTGACCTATTTTTTCACCAGTAGTTTCAGCTTGAGGTGCTTTTATTCCTACAAGTTTACCAACACCAAAAGTAGCAGTTTCTGCAAATGTAGTACCACCTACCCATAATGCTCTTCCCAATCCTTCAAGCATATTTCTATCATCATCTTGTTGGGCAATCTCAGGTCCTTGCATGCCTTGTATTTCTTCAAAAGATGGGAAATAACCTTGTCTTTGAGGCATTTGTGGCATTGATGGTAAAGTGGGCGTAGAAACCTCACTTAAAGATTCAGACAACCTACGGTCTAAACTTTCTTTTATTGTTTTATAGCTTGGCATATCTTAGAATCTAAGAATAATAGATAAGTGTTAGTATCTCCACTTAGCAGCTCTATTTTGTTGTTTATCATCTATTTTATTTAAATTTTCTAATTCTAAATTAAGAAGTGTATCTTCTATACCTTGTACTTTATCAAGCTGGTTAGTATAAACCTCTAACCCAAGATTAGCCATAGCCAATTCTTGATTATAAACTTCTTCCACTGAAGGGTCTAAAGAAAGACCTTGCATATCAGCTGCTCTTTGTTCATTTTTAAATGTTTCATTTATTTTATTTATTGCTTTTGATGTAGAACTAATTTCACTTTCAATTTTATTTTTATGACTTTGTACATTACTTCTTTGTTTCGAGATATTACCTGCTCCAATATAACTCTTTTTAAATCCACTTTCTCCACCTTCAAAAACATATCCTTGTTGTGGATTGTAAGATTTAACACCAAAGTCTTTATTGTATGTACTCATAAATTCTGCAATAGCCGAACTTCTTTTGTCACCACTTAGTTTTTCAATATTAGCTAATGCATCGTTAATTTCAGATGATATTCCTTCTCCAGTTTCTATAATACCAGTAGTTTTTTTCTCAAATGTACCTGACCCTTTAGATTCTCTTATTTCTTTTGCTATATCATCATCAAACTTATAATCGCCTTTAGTAATATCTAATTGTTCTTTTATTAATCGGTTTTGCATATTTTCATAGCTTAACAAATGATTAAAATCGTTAGCTAAAACATTGTAATTAAATGCATCTTGTATCCCTAAGAAATTTTGCATACCAACAGCAAATTTTTTATTATCCATTTGATTTCCGAGCAATTGAGACATTTTAATCATATATTCAGTATTTCCTTTTCCAGTTAATACACTTTGTCTATAAGAAATCAAATAATTAGCTACAGTTTTAGCAGTTGTTGCGTTTCCAATTTGTTTTGTTAAAGCTTTTAAAAACTTTCCTTTATTTTTCTCTGTGTATTCAGGCTTACCATCTTTACCTACTTTAAAATAAGAATCGTGAATATCAGAAAAATACGCAGAATACAAAGAAGCAGCTGTTGTTTGTTTTTCATTTTCTATTATAAGACCTAAATCAGCAGCTTCTTGTCTAAATAGTTGTTTTTGTTGAGCTTTAAGTTTCTCTTTTTCAACTCCTAGTTGTCCCTCTGAGACCCCAGCTTTTCGTTTGGCAACTTTAATTTCTTCTTTAAATTGGTCTTTTTGTATATCTTGTGCTCTCTTCTTTAAAGAAAGCTCCATTCCTGCTAATGCTGATTGTACGTCAAATTGTTCACGTCTTTCTTGTGAATCAAGAAGCATATTTAAACTTCTAAGTACATTTGCCATTTCGATTGCCATAATATTATCCTAAAATCCTAAAGCACCAAATATAGATGAAGTGCCTTTTAAATTATTGTTAGCAGATACTAATTTTCTTTTTTCTGATTTTAATCTTTCTGATTCACCCATCTTCCATTCTTCAATACTTGCTAAAGTTTTTTCTAAATTAGTATCAATAACTTCTTTAGAGGTATCAAAATCATCTAGAAGCCTTTCTTCAGTTCTTGCAAAAACTTCTTCAGTTTCCCCTGCTACAGCAAACCCTGTTTTACCAATTGTTTCTTCACTAGTTCTTGCTAAATCTGTTAAAGTATTAGAAGTATCTTTAGCACTAGTTTCAAAAGCTGTATCTGATTCTTCTTGAGCTATGCCTATTTTATCAGTAGCAGCTCCTTCTAAATTAACAAGTGCATTATCTATTTCACCAATAGCTGCTTTATTAGCGTTTATTTGGGTTCTACTTGCTTTTGCTTTTCCACTTCCTCCAAGTAAAGTACTACCTACTTGAAGACCAAGCATTGCAGCTTGAACCCACTCAACCTCGTCATCATCAGACGAGCTCTTTTGTTCTTTACGTTGCCTTTTTTGTCTTAATCTTCTTAACCACATATTAACTCCTAATAAGTTGCTAATTGGTCTCTAGGTTTAACAGGACCAAAATTTGTATCACCCATTAATTGTTGCCAAGACATACTTGCATTTTTTAATGATGGATTTATATTAGACACATTTCTTGTTCCACTTTCTACATTAAACATTTCTCCAAAATTTTGTCCTGTCGCTGAATCGTATAAACTAAAGCTATCAATCCCTGTTTCTTGATTCTGCCCTGATAATTGAAATGAAAACTTACTAGGGTCTAAACTATCATCAAAAGCCAACCCTTCACCTAAATATTTACCAATTTGTGTATCATATTCTTTTGGAGGAGCTTTAGCTAAATTAGGTTGGTTTTCCATTTCCAAAGCAGCTTGCATAGCATCCCCAGGATAACTAGGACCAGGAGCAGCTCGTGGAGTTTCCCATTGATTAAAATCTTCTAATTCAATCTTTTCAGTCATTTGGTTTCCAATCATTTCAACTTTTTCTGATTCAATAGGAACATTAGGTCTTTCAGGTGCAGTAGGAATATTTTTCTTTACTTCATCTACATTTTTATTTATTTGATTCCACATACTATTAGGGTCATCAGGATGCGTATTAGCAGGTAATTTTAGATTCGGAGAATCTTCTCCAACATTCCATACTTTATCTTCTGCTCTAGTAGATTTCACTTTCTTTTCACCTAAATCATACCAGTCGGGGGATTGGCTAGTTACTTTACTAGTCACTGCTTTTTTTTCTTTTTTTTTACCATAAGGGTCATCATAACTCCAACCACTTCTTTCACCTTCAGGTTTAGGAGTTGCTTCAGTTTTAATACCTAGCATTTTATCAAATTTTGTTTCCATCCCTTTTTCATTAAAAGCTATCATTTCAGCTTTTGTAAATGTTTCATCACCAAATTTGAAAGATTCCTTGCCATAATCAGATAATTTTGCATCACCAGATATAACATCTTTTAAAGTTACTTTATTATAATCAACTTTTTCCCCACTTAATTCCTCATATTTACCGACACCTTCATTAACTTTAGCTTTAGTTTCTTGCATTCCTTTAAGTTTATCAGCAGTAACAACTGCTTCTGTAGCTAATCCAATTAATTTTTGATGTCTAGAAGCTCTTTCTTCTATTCCACGAGCTTTCATAGCACCTTCATTTTGTAAATTCATAGCTTCGCTAATGGATGATTTGTATGCACCAAAGGATTTGGCTGCTCTCATATACTTAGACATCTAAAGATTCCTCTGCAATTTCACAATTAATATTAATATAATTCATTATTTTTTACAACTGTTATTATTTTTGTTTAAATTTAACCTTCTCCATCACCACCGCTAAGTCTTTGATAACCAGCAGTTACTCTTCCCATAAAATCATTACTACTATCCTCACCAAAGAATTTTTTCCAAGCAGAGCTTCCATCTAGCGTTTGTCTAATGTATACACTACCATTCCCTGTATTGTTTCCATTGAAAGTTGATGTCCATCTACAAGTAGTTGGCGACCTATTAGAACTAGATATACTATGATTACTAAATATTGAGCCACTAGCAGTAACAGCTTCCCATGTATTTTGTATAAATGTAGTATTTAAATTCCAACATCTTGTCATAAAATAAGTTCCTGTAGCATAAGTACTAGGGGAAAGCATTGTTACATCACTAGTATGGTTAGAGTTGCTTGTTGTGACGTTAAAAATATCATCTTCAGGCTCATCATCTAAAGTAGTACCACTTCTCATTTGTGTTTGATTTGGTGATTTAAAAGAGTCCCAAATACTTACATTTGTAGCACTACTACTATTAGCACAATTAGCTCTTAAAGCAGTTTGACTAGTAGAAGAACCTGAGGTGCTACTACCATTACCTGCAGTTATTAAACCTAAATCGCTTAATCTACAATTATCGGGATTACCAAATGCCACTATAAAGCTTCCATATCTGTTTTAAGTTGCTCATAATCTTCTTTTTCTGATGTTAAACTTGCAATAGTATCTGTTAATGAAGATATAGCTGAAGTTACAAATTCTAATTGATGTATTGATATTTCATCATCTATTGCATTTCCACTATCAGGATTAAATGATTTTTTAGCAATTTTAAAACTACCATCATTTTCTTTAGAAAGAGTCAAATTGTTTTCGCTTTTTAATGATTTATAATTCTTCATCTAAAACACCTTTTTCTATTAATTTATTAGTCAATTCATTCATAGCAGATATTAATATAGCTGTAAGTTTTTCATATTTAACTGCTTTATATCCATTATCTCTAGTTTCAACGAGTTCAGGATACATAGCTTCTATTTCATCAGCCATTACACCTATATCTGAACCTTTATTGTAACTATTATATTTTTTTGCTTCTGGTAACCAATCAAATGTATAACCATTTATATTAGAAAGTTTATGCAAAGAACTCTCTAATTGCTTTTTATTTGTTTTAAGTCTTGGGTCAGATGAATAATATGCTATTACATCACCAGGAACATGAAAGTTTGCTTGTCCACTACCTTCTGCTGTAGTTCCACTACTTGCATATACAGATAAATTGTTATTAGCATAAGACAAACCAACTGAATTAGAAGAAGAATTAGTTTCGTGAATTAAAACATATTGAGCAACACGAATAAATCCTTTGCATTGTAAAACTGCAGCTGAATTAACTATATTCCCTGTTCCTCCAACTACAAGATGTGGATAGTTGTTTGTATTACCATTACAAGCTACCCCTCCTGTAAATGTAGCTCCTGATAAAGCAGCTTTAGCATCTAAAGAAGTTTGTAGGTTGTCTACATTACTTATAACGTGATTATGAGAATCATCAGTAACTGTAATAGTCATGGCTGTCGTACCACTAACAGTTGTGATGTCACCACTAAGAGTAATAGTTTGATTTGCAGTAAGATAATTTCTATCATTTGTCCATTGTGAATTGCTTCCAGTTTTGTTTGTAAAATTAGCAGAAGAACTTGCAGTTACATAACCAGCATCATTTGTCCATTGATTATTGCTTCCACTTTTATTAGTTAAGGTAGCAGTTGAAGTTGCTGTTAATATTCCAGCACCAGTCAATGTAAATTGCTCAGAAAGGTCAACATTCGCACCTGCGCTACCACTACCAGTCAAAGTTAATACTCCACTAGATGATATACTTGCACCTGTAATATAATTGTTTGTATCGGTATTGGTATCAGTAGAAGAAATAGTAAATTTAGAATCATTGGTTCTAGTAACTGTTGTTGCACCACCTCCTACAAATTCTATATCATCTGTGCCTGAGCCTGAACCACCCGCAGTTAATCTAAGTTTTGTTGTAGAAGAAGGAATGCCAATACTATAAGTAGTATTTGTATTATTAACACTAGGAGCATTTAAACGAATAGCATTATAACTAGTACCATTAGCAATAGTTACTGTGCTTTCTGTTACGGAAACATTGGAATTATCATCATCTATTACAAGATATTTTCCACTTCCTGCGCTTTGTGTAAAATCAAAAGCATCTGTACTATGTTTACGAATGCCCTCTAATCTATTAACACTATTAGCTAAAAAATTAGTAGTGCTAATACTACAATCTATCTCTACATAATCCGAACTATCAGTACCTTCAACATTAATTGCAATGTTGTCACCACCTTTTAAAGAATAAATAGTACCTGTAGAATCTTCTACTAATCCAACCATATTGGTTTCATCACTAGAATTAGACAAGCTTGATACAAATGTGTTAGGCGTAGATGTACCACTAGAAGAAGAAGAAGTAATAACTTTGTTTTTAGAAACTTGACTTATATATGGTTTTTCATTAGCAGGTCTTGTAGAGTTTAAAGATACCCATCGACCTTCATCTTTTATATAGTTTTCAACACCATTATTAGTTCTAACATAAACTACATCACCATTTTGACCTGAATCATCACTAGGTATTTCATTTTTAAAACTAGGCTTAGAAGCAGATTGTTGACGTATTCTCCTATTCTCATTTGACATTTTTTGTCCTATATATAATAGTTATGTCGTTTACTTCGAAATTAGCTTGTGCTATAGCACTGCTATTATTAACTGTTTCTAATCCAAATCCAAAACTTCTAACATCACTTGCTCCAGTTTTAGGATATAAAGCCATAGTTGTCCAACTAGCAGAATAAGGCAACTCATCTACATCATTAGTCCCATTAGTAAATATACCTGTAAACCCTCCACCATCTACTGCAAATGTAGGCTTAATATTAGTAGCAACAGCAGGGTCTCCAGAACTAGAACCACCCTTATAGGTTATATATACTTTAGTAATCTTTTTTTCTGAAATAGTACCAAAGTCTATTTCTTTTGTTTGAACACTATATCCTTTAACATCTGTACTTCCAGTCGTAGACCACGGTGCTACTATAGTCTTACTAGTAGCTGTCCCTTCGTAACCAAAAACTAAACTACCATCCCAAATATTAACAATATTTGTTTTAAGTTTAGCAGGTGCTCTTTCTGTGCCAGTATTCCAAGCTCTAGTAACAGTATCGTAAGTCATTATATCGCCATCTGTATCAGATTTTAATAATAAAATTTGTTTTTCAAGAGGTAAATAACCAATCATTACATCATCATCAAAAAATGTTGACCATGTAGTTGGATTTATTCTTTTTAATCCTTTATTTTCTATTAAATCAATAACTTGTCTTCCATCGTATAAATAAACACCAAAACTATTACACCAAGCAATACCATAATCGGTTTTACAAACATGATTTTTATTAGAAACTCCTTTATATTTATGTGAAGATTCTAAATACTCACTTTGACCTGATACATTAATAATATGTAATGTATGTTCTTTAAATTGCAATAACCTATCTGCGTAAGCATCTAAATGTACTATTGCCTCACCATCTCCAACAGATACATCAATCCTCCTATCAAGAGTAAATGAATCAAACTTATTAGACCTAGATTTAAAAATACTATCATTGAGAGTTTCAACTTTACCATCTTTATCTGTAATTTTAACATTTCCAACATATATCTTCCTATTTAATAAAATAGCAGTTTTCCACATTATTTTTTTAATAAAATGAATATCAGAATATTTTCTATTTTGCAATGGGGGGAAATTAAAAGCATTTCCTAAATGATATTTACCTGGATTCATAGCTGCGAAATTTTTAGCCATTATAACTCCTCAGAAATATATGGAAAATTATGTAGATTTTTTTGTCGATTTTTATTTGATATTACTTTTTTCAAAGACAACCACATATTATTTTTTAATTTTATCAATTTTATTGCTTCTGTATCTTTTACAACTTTATCTGTACAATAAAAATATTTAAAATGTATATTATTTTTAATTTCATTCAATTCTTTTGCATTAAGATTTATAAGTTTATCAATAGATGGCATAATTTGAGCATCTATTTTCTTACCATTAATTTTTTTATTATCAAAATTTTTCAATACATATGACCATTCTTTATTGTATTTACTTGTAGGAGGTAATATTCCTATATCATAATCATTAAAATTTGGAGTTCTCATAGCACAACTTCCAATAAGATAAAATTTGTAATTAGGGTATTTATTTTTAACATGATGAACTAACATTCTAACTTCTGTCAAAATCGTAGAACGGAGGTGCTTTTCCTCCACTATCTGAAATTCCAATAGTTTTCTTATCGCTTGACTTAACAACTGTAAAATTTTCATCTAACAACTCCGCTTTAAACTCTCTAGTGCCATCCGCAGGGGTAACAATTGGGATAGTATAAGTACCAGTATTTAAATCCAATGGGTCTCCATTTGCTTTTGTGTTTAACCAGACAGGGGAAGTATGTCCACCCCAAACTCTTATAAAACCAGTTCTCCCTGTAAAACCATTACTATTATTATTTGTAACAGTAACTGTTAAATTAGTTGTTGCAAAAGAAGGAGCAGTTTTACTACCTGCACTTCCTGTTGTGTTAGCTAAAGCTAAATCATTGTTACCATCCACAATACTAACAGTACCACTAAAAAATCCATAAGCAGTTTGGTCATTAGCGTTATAAACTTTCCAATAATTTTTACCTCCCTCTAATAAATCCGTTTCTTGCAAAAATATCCAATCATCATCAGCTCCACTTCTAAAATACCAATTTATACCTGTAATTCTATCATCTTGCAATGGATGGTCTTCGTCATCATCAAAATTACTAAATGAATCAGTTTGTGAGCCTAAACATACATAAACTTGAAAAACAACTTGGTTTTCATAAAAATTAAGAGTGTCTGACAAAACTGTAATCATACCTTCTTGATTGCCTTTATAAATAGGAGCTGCTGCAATTTCATAACTTCCATTCCAATCACCATCATCATCTGTCCAATAAGCAAGTACTATTTTCCCTGCACTTGACAAGTTTACAGCAGTAATTTCACTTGTAGTC